CATATAAGGACTCATCCCGACGACTCACCGCGAGCACCGGGATGAGTCCTTGGTTCTTGTGTTTCGCCATATGATTGAGTCATGTCGGACGACAATGTCCGGCACGAAGGGAGACCAATCATGAAAAAGGCAATCGCGCTGCTTGTTGCGGCGATGTTGCTTACCGGCCTGTCCGCTTGCGGGGGAAGCACTACGGCCGATGCGCCGGCCAAATCCGATGGCACGTCAAAGACCGAGACCAATAAGGAAGAGCCCAAACCCCAGCCGGCCGATCTGACCGGCACATGGAAGCAGACCAATTCCAACGACCCGAGCTCATACATGGAAGCTACCATCAGCGGCGACACCATCGAGGTCGACTGGATCGGCACCGACACCAAGAGCCTCTACTGGAAGGGCACCTATCAGGCACCGGCCGCAGCCGGCGATTGGAAATGGACCAGCCAGGACGACACCGAGACCATGGCCAGCGCGCTCCTCGCCTCGCAGGATGCCACCAAGGACTTCACCTACAGTGAGGCGGACGGCGTGAGCTGGGAGACCACCGCGCTCGGTACCACCATCACCGTCAAGACGGCCAAGCAATAAATCCCGTGTCGGGCGGATCAAGCCCTAAACACGAAACCGCCCCGGTCGCTCTTTGCGAGCGCCGGGGCGGCCCTGCGACATATCGACGATTAGACAATCTGTCGCATTTTCTTGACTGCCGCCCACATGACCGTCTATCATCATTTATAGATCAGCGACAAGAATACACAGGTATCCTTCCCCTCGAAGGATCAGCTGGTCGTATTATTGGATTTTGGCCTGTCCTTCATCGAAAGTCGGCTTCATGCCGTCGTCGTCACAGCACGACTAGAGTTGAGACGGGCCATCTATTCCTTCTACCATTCAGGTTGCGCCCATCCGTCGAAGTTGATGGATGCTCTGGTCAGAGGATTGTATTTCGGCCGATAATAGTTCTTTGATTTGAAATATCTGCTGGAATCATAAACATCATGGACCAGCACAATCTTCGGTTCAAGAAGCCCGAAGAACTTTTCGTCTCCCTTCTCGTACACTCGCTGGACCGTCCATAGACTGTAGTCGGCGAGCGCCAAGAGAATTTCGTGATCATACGGTTGGACGTTGAATTTGGTGGTGTTTCGCAATTCATGCGTTACCGTGCCGCGACGGCTGCGCTGTTGCGCGATGTCCACGGCATGCTGAAGGTTGAGGTTCGATGTGCTGCTGCCTCGTTCCGCGACGTCGAGAATCAACGGATCTATCTTCCCTGAGTATTTGAGTAGATGGGACATGAGGTCGGCGTAGAATTCACGTGGTTGTTCGTTGTGCCTCTGCTGATAGATCGCCGGTATCTTACGGCCCACAACTACTCGTGCGGAGAAGTCGATCTCCTGCGCCATGAGTTTGAGGAATTCATAGCGTAGTTCCGCAGGATCTTTGCTGGCATGCGGGTAGAAGCCGTGCCATCCCTCCTTTGTTCTCTTTTGGACGCTGGGAAAGCTCTGGAAGAATTTGCTGCTGTTGATCTCCTCACAAAAACCGTCGATAGTCGCACGAGCATCGTCGAGGGGACTTTTCACATGTACGAGCCCGATCATGAAGCATCGGGAAACTCCGTCCATCCCGATGGAGGAGGTTTTGCGGCCCCGCTTCCCGGAATGGAAGGTCATGTCACCGGCCTCATCGATAAATCGATGATGGTCCTGTGGCCCGTCTACTTTCTTTATGCTCATGCGGACAAGTCTACTATGCGTCACGTTCGTCATTTCCCCTCCTCGATGACCTGCGCGTCTATCACATCCCTCTCGTCGTGCAGGTCAGGGATGGCTCGGTCGAGGAGCGCGGCGAGACTGGCCGCGTCCCTGTGGGTGTAGTGGTTGGTCATGCTGATGCTGGTGTGGCCCATGATGGCGGTTCTGGCGTCGTCGGGCATGTTGGCGCGGGCGGTCATGCTGGCGGTCCAGTGGCGTGCGCTGTGGATGGTGACCGGCGGGAGGCCGGCGGCTTTCAAGGCCTTGTTCCAGTTGTAGCGTTCGGTGCTGCTGCGCACGGGGTTGCCTCGTGAGTTGGTGAATATGAGGTCGCGTGGGCCTATGTCGAGTCGTTTGATGCGCGCCCACAATCGTTGCCACAGGCTCGTGGATATGGGTACGAACCGGTGGGCGGCGTGGGTTTTGGGTGTGGTGAGCCACAGGATACCGTACAGGTGCTCGGCTTTGAGCCAGGCGGGCATCACGGCGTCCTCCGGTTTGCCGTATTGCTGGATCTGCTGCTGCACGTTGATGCCGGGCACGCCGTCGCGTTGTTCGAGCTCGTAGGGCATGAGCGCGTAGCGTTCGCCTTCCCTCATGCCGGCCGCGAACGCGAGTTCGAACAGCAGCATCCAGGATTCGTCAACGTCCACGGTCAGGGCCGGTCCGCGTCGTTTCGCTCCCCGGTTGGGCACGGCCTCGATCAGCTGCTTCGGCTGGTCTGGCGAGAGGATCCTGGTCTCGGTGGGCTCCACCCTTGGCGGCTTGACCCTGCGGCACGGATCCACGGGGATGAGCTCCTCGAGTTCCGCCTGGTCGAGCATCATCTTCAGGCTCACGAAATGGTCCTTGAGCGTGGAGGGCGCGAGCCGTTTGGAAAGCACGCGCATGCATTGGCGCACATGGTCAGGTGTCAGATCCGTGAGGCGAACGCAGCCGATGACCTCCATGCACGCGTGGATCCTGCCGGCGCGGGTGCGGTACGTGGTGGGCTTGACGTTGAGCCGGTACTCCTCCAGCCACCGCTCCGCGTAATCCTTCAGGTACGGGCTCTTGGCGCCGGGCAGCAGGCCGGTGCGTTCCATCTCGGCGACCTTCGCGTCGAACCGTTCGCGGGCATCGGCCTTCGTGCGACCCTTGGCCGAGACATAGCGTCGTTTGCCCGTGGCGGGGTCGCGGCCGACCTCACGCCGGAACTCCCACGAGCCATCCTTGCGGTGGATGATGCTTCCCGCACCCTTCGTGCGTCGTCTGCCGTTCGTCGCCATGATGTTCCTCCCTTGTCGGGAGCGCCTTCGAGCATCCGCTACAAGCGCCCTCAAAAAGGGCACTCTATTGGCACACTATCCGGGCCACAAACGGCCAGATACGGGGCATAATCGGCCATTCTTCAATAATCGAAAAACGGCGCAATTCCACAGTTCCGAAAACTCGAAAACGTTGGAATCACGCCGTTTTCTGGGGTGTTCACACCCTACTTGGACACATTGAACTTGAACTCCACAATATCTCCGTCGGCCATGACGTAGTCGCGGCCCTCCTGACGGAGCTTGCCTTCCTCCTTGATCTTGGCCATGGAGCCGTCGGCGGCCACGAAATCGTCGTAGGAGACGATGTCGGCCTTGATGAAGCCCTTTTCGAAGTCGGTGTGAATCACGCCGGCGGCCTGCGGGGCGGTCCAACCCTTGTGGATCTGCCAGGCGCGCACTTCCTTGACGCCTGCGGTCAGGAAGGTCTGCAGGCCGAGGATGTCGAAGCCCACGCGGGCCAGCTGGTCGAGACCGGATTCGCTCAAGCCAGCGTCGGCCAGCATTTCGCGGGCATCCGCCTCGTCGAGCTCGGTCAGGTCTGCCTCGAACTGAGCGTTGAGGAACACGGCCGGAGCCGGAGCCACGGATGCGGCGAGCTTAGCCTGCAGGTCCTTGTTGGCCAGCTCGTTGTCGTCCACGTTGAACACGTAGATGAACGGCTTGGCGGTCATCAGATGCAGGTCGTAGACGGAATCCTTGTCGAAGCGGCCTTCGCGTGCGGCCTTGTCGAGCGTCTCGCCGGCTTCAAGGATGGTCTTTGCCTGCTTGACTGCGTCCATGTAGGCCGGCTCGATCTTCTTGCCGCGCAGATCCTTCTCCAGCTTGGGCAGCGCGTTTTCGATGGTCTGCAGGTCGGCGAGGATCAGCTCAGTGTTGATGGTGTCGATGTCGTCGGCCGGATCCACCTTGCCGTTGACGTGGACGATGTCGTCGTCCTCGAAGGCGCGCACGACCTCGCAGATCGCGTCCGCCTCGCGGATGTTGGCCAGGAACTTGTTGCCCAAGCCTTCGCCTTCGGAGGCGCCCTTGACGATGCCGGCGATGTCCACGAAGGTCACCGTGGCCGGCACGATCTTCTCCGTGTTGACCAGCTTGGCCAGCACAGGCAGACGATCATCCGGAAGCGGCACGATACCGGTGTTCGGCTCGATGGTGGCGAACGGGTAGTTTTCGGCCAGCACGTTGTTGCGGGTCAGTGCGTTGAACATGGTGGACTTGCCGACGTTGGGCAGTCCGACGATTCCGATAGTAAGAGACATGATTCCAAGTCTAGGGAGAAGCTGGACACCTTGAACCTGCATGTGGTGAACCGGCCATATGCAAAGGCCTCCGAGCATACGGCTCGAAGGCTTTGACTGTGATATGCGAATATACGCGAACTCTGATTGGCAGTCAGCCGACGATGGCATCGACGGCGTCGATGACCGAGCCGCGGAAACCGTCCTTTTCGAGCTGGGCGACGCCCTTGATGGTGGTGCCGCCGGGCGAGCACACGGCGTCCTTCATGGCCCCGGGATGGGTTTCGGTGGCCATGTAGAGCGCGCCGACACCTT